GCGATAGCTGATGATGGTGACCTTTACGAAAGCACAGACAACGGCGCGAACTGGAACCAGCGATTAGACGCTTACCAAGCTAATGGCTCGCAAACTCTTGATCTGCACGCCGTTTGCGCTGACGTACTCTTACCCCTCTAAGGAGAAATCATGGAAACCCTCAAAACCAAGATCTCGTCCAGGAAATTCTGGGCTGCTTTTATCGGGGCACTGCTCCCACCAATCTTGGCGTTTGTCAGTGAAGACATCGCTTTGGGAGAGGCACTCAAGCTTACTGCTGGAGTTTGCGTTTCCTACATCTTGGGTCAAGGTTACGTAGACGCATCTGAGAAGAAAGCCGTTGTTTCAAACGCAGAGTAAAGGAGCTAATCATGGCAATGTCTGAAGAACAACAAGAGAAGCTGGCCAAGATTGAAGAAGCCGGTGGCAAGGAACTGACTCCAGCTCAAAAGGCTGTGATGGTTAAGTTTGCAACGATCGACATCAAGGCTAATAAGCCTAAGGACTCTATGTCCGTCGATGTTCCTGCCGGACCAAAGGTCGTTCCAAAGAAACGCAAGTTGCCTACCATGCAAGACGAAAAATAGTAGATGGCACTTTCGAAGACCAAGTTTGAAGACGCATTTAAGTACGAGATTGTTCAAGAAACATCGTGCGATCAGTCTGCAATTGTAAATGCCACTTCTGACATCGGCTCGATTTACGCAATTCACTTCGTCAACAGCAGCACTGCAGCGTCTTTTAAGTTTTTCGATTCTGCAGCGGTCACCATGGGCACCACAGTTGCCGATATGGTGTTTCGTGTTCCGGCAAACGCCACGACCATGATTGAGATTCCGGAGGGACTTGCTTTCACTCACCTCAGTTTTGCAGTGACTGCCAACCCTAATCCTCAAGACAACACCGCTCCTCAAGCGGGTGTTAACGTGCGTATTTTGGTGGGATAATGGCTTCTGTAACGACAACAGCGCTGACGGAACTTGGTGGAAAATTTGTCCTAAATCGCACTGCTTTAGGAAACATCTCTAATTCATCGGATCAACAAAACGTTTTGTCGGGGAGTGGCACCATCTTCCTGATTGAAATCGACAACGAGGCAAATTCTTCTGCTGTGTATTTGAAGATTGTTGATGGAACATCCTGCGTTCCATCAAACAGCAGCGCAAATAGCACTGGTACTCCAGACATGTCTTTTATTGCTCCTGGATTTAGCAAGGTCTGCTATTCATTTCCGCAAGGTATCGCGTTGTCGACAGGTCTTTCGTACTGGCTAACCACCGGGACTGCACTGGGAACAGATTCCAACGCCAGCTCAGCGGTGATTATCAAAATACTTTGTGGATAGAGAGTGAGGAATGTTGAACATGGAACCTGTGACATTAACTGTAGTAGCGGTTGTAGCGTCTCTGGGGGTGGGATTCGGCGCGGGTTGGGGTCTTAAGCCTGATGCGGGCGCAAAAGCAATTGAGGCGCAAACAGAGGCGATTGCTGAGCTCAACAGTGGTAATCAAGAGTTGGTTGCCCAAGTTCAACAGGTTGCCGTCACGAACGCCGAAAAGGAAGCTTCGATTGCCAACAAGCTGACCGACATTCCACCGCCTTGTGTCAAAGAAATCGGGGGCGACCCAATGTCGATGCAGTGTATGTGGGCTCTTTGCATCCGAACTGGTGAAACAGATCGGCAACGATGTGAGCCTGCCAAGTTGACGGACAAGTTGTTGAGTTCATATAGTTGTCCTGAACCCCAGTGATTGGAGTCGTGATGGAACTCAAAGATTTTGCAGTACCTGGAATCACTGTGATTTTTGCTGCAGGGGTATCGTTTGCATCATTTGAATCGTCGGCAAAAGATGTTGAGGATCTTAGCGAACGCCTCAACGCAGTGGAGCTCAGTGTTGGTAAACAAGAGGTCGTCGATGTTAAGATTGAAGGTATCGAAAAACGTTTGGACAAGATGGAAGATATTGTTCAGAAGATGCTCGATATTCAACAGCGGCAGGCCGTCAACATCGCACAAATCTGTCAAGCAACGAACGCCAACTGCAGCAGTGGTAACTAAAATGAGACCTGAAATTCTTGATTACTCAGCTTCTCTTGGACACACCGTATTTGAGAGCGGTCAGTACAACCTGAACATTATTGGTATTCGAAACGCTGATCATCAAGCCAATCGGTTTGATGACACGATTCACTGTGTGTACAAGGACGATGATGGTGATTGGATTCACAAGTCATGGCCCTGCACTACAGAACCGGGCAAGTATTGGCTCGAGAACCCTACAAATGTAAACGGCACAGCAGTATTGGTTCCCGGCCAGTATCGAAGCGTGTGGAAGATCGATAAGCACCAAGG